ACTTCCTCAATCCTTCGGGAGACCACGGAAGAGGTTTCACAGAACTATGGTTACAAGTTTGGTCAAGACGAGGAAACATATAACATTGTAGCTGCACATGGCTACTTTGGTAGACTTATTTTCCAATATGCCTCTTTTAATAATTCTCGTAGCTTACATTTCTTTTTGGCTACTTGGCCCGTGGTTGGCATATGGCTCACCTCAATGGGTATCTGCACCATGGCTTTCAACCTTAATGGTTTTAACTTTAATCAGTCCGTCGTTGACGTTAACGGCAAGATCATACCTACTTGGGCTGACGTATTAAACAGAGCTAACTTAGGCTTTGAAGTAATGCACGAGCGTAATGCTCACAACTTCCCACTCGACTTAGCATCAGCTGAGTCTACAAACGTAGCACTTACTGCACCACAAATAGGATAACTCCGACGTCCGTTCATCGCTTTGCGACGCATGCAATCTAGTCATGGAACGGGGGCTAGGTATCGGAGGAGACTATGACAGTAACTTACGTTTACCGTGGTGTTGTTTATACTAAAATTGTTAAGTAATGGCACAACAAAGCTCAGCTAATCGTGCTTTTGTTACCTCATACAGACTTGAGGAAAAGAAAAAGCCCGAAGCTAAAACTGAAGAAAAGAAAGAAGATGCTCAACTAGAGACTCCTTCTTTCTAACAGCACGGGGAGCACCTCAGAGTCGGACTCCCCTGCCCTTGGCACAAGCCTCTACGGAGATACCTTATGCCGTCTAGACGGTGGGATAGACCACAAAAAATCTCGAGAAAAATTTGTACAAAGAAATATCAATCCTTAATTTTTAACTGAAAAACAATGGCTGTTTCACAACAGAGCACAGGCAATCCTTCAAGTATAACCTTTGCCGGTGCTAATAATGGTGCTGCTACTACTACCGCAGCTAGAAGAGCACTATATTTAAAATTGTTTTCCGGAGAATTGTTCAAAGGCTTCCAGCGTAACACAATCGCACGTGATCTAATCACAAAGAGAACCCTTAAGAATGGTCGCTCAATGCAGTTCATCTTCACAGGTAGAACAAAGAGTGAGTACCACATTCCCGGAAACAACATACTGGGTAACACCGACGGTGCACCTCCAGTAGCAGAGGTAACAATCGAGTGCGATGACCTCTTAATCTCAAGTGCGTTCGTTTATGAACTTGACGAGACACTTGCACACTACGACTTACGTGGAGAAATTTCTCGTAAGATCGGATATGCACTAGCAGAAAACTACGATAGACGTATCTTCAGAGCTATCACTAAGTCTGCTAGATCTGCTGGTCCTATCACAAAGTCTACCTTTGTAGAGCCCGGTGGAACACAAATCAGAGTTGGTACAACAGGTACTAACAAAGCTGATGCATACAACCCTACAATGCTTGTAAACGCTTTCTACGATGCAGCTGCTGCACTAGATGAGAAAGGAGTTTCTGGCGAAGGTAGAGTTGCTGTATTGAACCCAAGACAGTACTACGAGCTTATTCAGGCTGTAGGTGGATCAGGTTCAGGTGCTTATCTAATCAACAGAGATGAGCAAGGTGACGCATTACAGTCAGGTAATGGCATCATCGAGATTGCTGGTATCAGAATCTACAAGTCAATGAACATTCCGTTCTTTAGTAACTTCGGTACTAAGTATGGTACAAGTTCTAACGACACAGGTGTAGCTGAGCCAACAAACACAGGTTCATTCGTTGATGAAGCAATGGGTAACCAGCAAGAGATTGCTGTTCCTACTGCAAACGCATCTGCAAACGAAGGACAAAGAACTGTAAATGACTACGGTGAAGAAGTTAAGTTTAGCAACTCTTGTGGATTAATCTTCCAGAAAGAGGCTGTTGGCTTAGTTGAAGCAATCGGACCTCAAGTTCAAGTAACATCTGGAGATGTGTCAGTTATTTACCAAGGCGATGTAATCCTCGGAAGACTCGCTATGGGAGTAGCTCCATTAAACCCAGCTGCTGCTGTAGAATTAGTAGCCGGTGCCGCTGTTAACTCAGGTAACACTGCTGCTTTCTAAGTTTTATTTTTTTATACGGGAGCTTCGGCTCCCCTTTTTTTATTATGGCTTCCACAACTATTGACCTCGATACCGAACTATCCGCAGTAAATTCAATACTGGGAGCTATCGGACAGGCTCCGATAACACAGTTAAAGGATCCCGTGACCGGGGCGATCACAAACGCAAACCCAGAAGTACAGTTTATATATAATTTATTAAAAGATGCTAGCATAGACGTACAGTCAGAGGGTTGGCATTTTAACCAAGAAGAACATGTAGAGTTTCAAGTAGATGCTACTACTAACAAAGTTACTATTCCATCTGATGTCGTTAAGTTAGATGTACACAACAACTGGCACGAAAGAAAATATAACTTTGTAAGACGTAAGGGAGTACTATATGATAAGATAACTCACACAGATGAGTTTCCTGATGTAGAAAAATTTGTACTAGACGTTACAAAAATATATGAATTTGAAGATTTACCACCAGTATTCAGAAGACATATAACTTACAGAGCATCTAGAATGGCAGCTACTCAGCTTGTAGCTAACCCACAACTGGTACAATTATTACAAACTCAGGAAGGTTTAAGCAGAGCTAGCCTTCTGGAGTACGAATGTAATCAAGGTAATCACAACATGATGGGATTCCCAGACGAAACTTCATACACTACATATCAACCTTGGAGGAATTTAGCAAGATAATGGCAGGCATAACACAAACTATCGCTAGTTTTAACCAAGGTATATCTGAACAGCCAGATCATCTAAAGTTCCAAGGTCAGGTAAGAGACGTAGTTAACGCTATACCAGACATAACTTATGGTCTATTCAAAAGACCGGGTGCAGCTAGAGTAGGCACAGCACCGTTAGCTAGTGTAGCGAGTGGTGGGTCTTGGTTTCATTACTTTCGTGATGATGATGAAGGTGCATATGTTGGACAGATAGATGCATCAGGTGCATTAAGAGTATGGAAAGCAAGCGGCGATAATGCCGGAGCAGCCCAGAATATAACATATGGTACTGGTGGTCAAACAGCAATACAAAATTATTTAACAACAAGTGACCCAGAAAACTTACAATTCCTTACTATCAACGATACTACCTTTGTTACAAATCGTGATACTGGCAACTCTAATACTTTAGTCGGTGAGACTGGTACTACATTTGATAGACCAGAACCTCATTGTGCTATGATAGAATTACTGAGAACTGAGAATGGTAGACAATACGGTATTAATATATACGATAGCACTGCTACTTCTAGCAACCTCACTACTGTAAAACGAGCTACTAAAGTTAAGATTACAGGTAATAGTTATGACGAAGGGGATGGCTCAGGTCATTGCCCCGGTATAGGTACAGAGGTATATGCTGTTACAGCTAAGAGCAGCTATGGTTCAACAGAAAACATAGCACATGTTAAAAATAGTAGTGGTACAACCCTGACATCAGGTAAAAATAACTTAACATTTCGTGTTACAGCTCTAGGTCAGCAAGGTGTTAGCCCTAACTATAGTGCTAGCAGCAACGGACCGGGTGGTAACAACTACAGATGCAGCTACAATTTAGAAGTTGTATTACTACATGGCGGAGAAGGATGGGATGTCGGTGATGTTATACGTGTTGAACCGGCTCATGCTACTGAAGCTAACAGCTCTGATGCACAAGCTTACATTGAAGTTTCTGTAACAGAGATAGAAACTACAACTGTTAAAGCTACACTTACAAATAACGGAGACGGACTTGTACGCCCTGCACCTACACCTTTCGATGCTGATACAGCAGTCACAGCTGATACAATATTAGCTGGTATAACCGCACAACTACCATCTGGTATTAATGCTAAAGTGATAGGACCGGGAATATATTTATCTAGTAACAACCCGTTTAACGTAGAGATTGTAGAAGAAGATCTTATGAGAGTCTTCCAGAAGTCAGTCAACGAAGTTACCTTACTACCTAACATGTGTAGACATGGCTATATAGTTAAAGTAGCTAACGCTCGAATGTCTGACGAAGATGACTACTACCTACAATTTCAAGGAGAAAATAATTTAGATGGTACTGGATCTTGGCATGAATGTGCTCTACCGGGGATTACTAAAACTCTGACTAACATGCCGTTAGTGATACAGAGAACAGGTTTAGCTAACCAAGGTACATCAAGCGAGATAGCTACATTTACTATCAGACAATTTACGTATGCAGATCGACGTGTAGGAGATACAATTACTAACCCTATGCCTACATTTTTAGGTAAGCGTATTAATAAAGTATTGTTTTTCCGTAATAGATTAGCAATATTAGCAGGGGAGAATGTCATACTATCACGACCCGGGTCACTCGCAGAACCTGATTTCTTTATAGAGTCAGCTTTGACTGTATCAGCTAGCGACCCTATTGATATATCAGCTGCTTCTATGTTTCCGTCAGAAATTTTTGATGGCATAGAAATTAATGCTGGTTTACTTGTATTTAGTACAAACCAACAATTCTTACTATCTACAGATGACACAGTACTAAACCCTGATACTGCTAAGTTACGTAGTGTATCTACATATAATTACAACAAAGACGTAACTCCTATCTCATTAGGTACAACAATAGCTTACGTTGATAACTCAGGTAAATATAGCCGAGTCAATGAAATGGCTAATACTTCAAGAGAAGGAGAACCTGATGTTGTAGAAATCAGTAAACTTGTGCCTTCACTATTACCAAAAGATATAGATTTATTAACTAACTCAAGAGAGAATAGTATAATTTTATTAGCTAAGTCTAATGATAGCAACTGCTTTGTCTATGGTTATAAGTATTTAGCTATAGGAGATCGAAAACAACAACAAGCATGGTTTAAATGGAAACTTAATAATCCATTAAAATATCACTTTATTGTTAACGATGACTACTATTTTGTAGATACAGATAACTTTTTACAATCTATAAAATTAGTACAGTCAGACGATGAACCTAGTATCAATCAAGATGATGTTAACTATCTTATACATTTAGATAATCATACAGATATATCTGGTGGTGTATATAATGCAACCACACAAAAGACTACATTCAGTAGTGTAAGTTGGTTACCACAAGTTACCACACCTAACCATGAGTTAGCTATTATAGATATTAATACAACTGCACCTAGAATAGCTAGATATGCTAAACCTACAACTACGAGTACAACTAGCTTTACAGTACCGGGAGATTGGTCAGGAGTTACATTAAAAATAGGATATCTATATCAGTATCTTGTAGAGTTTCCAAGAATATATCCTACTAAAACTGCGGGAGAAAAATCTTTTGCTGATGTTAACTCTTCACTTATTGTGCATAGGTGTAAGTTTCATTTTGGTAAAGTAGGTCTATACGAAACTACACTCAAACGTCTAGGTAAGTCTAACTTCGATGATGTATACGACTCTAATGATTTAGACGAGTACGAAGTATCTGATGCTCCATATTTAGAAGAGCATATACAAACTATACCAGTCTACGAAAAAAACAAAAACGTAGATATATTTTTAAAATCTAGTCACCCTGCTCCAGCTACCCTAAGAGCAATGGCATGGGAGGGAGACTATTCACCAATGTTTTACAGACGTGCCTAATTACATACACCCAATTACTATGGAGGCTGCTACAGAGGTAGCCTTCAATCTCCGTCCAGATGACCTCAGAGAGGTCGAAGAGGGTCATGGGATAGATCATACCCACCTACCATTTCTCATGACTCACAACCCCTCCTACGTGTATTTTACAGTGCCTGACGGCAAGACTGCTGGCATGGCGGGAGTAGGAGATAAAGGTGATATATGGATGCTTTGCACTCCTGATATACACCGATACCCAATTACATTTGCAAGAGAGGCAAAGCGGTATGTCGATAGCCGTACTGAGCCACTCCTCTGGAATATAGTTGACAGTAGAAATAAAGTACATTTAAAACTACTTAAATTTCTAGGCTTCAAGTTCTTACGTAAGTTTGAGCATGGACCAAATAATGTACAATTTATAGAATTTTGCCGTGTGCATGGATGCTAACGCAGCTGCAAGGAACGCTGCGAAACAACGATGGATGGAGAAGGACGCTAAGTACAAATCCGAATCGTTAAAATTTTTTAATAGAGAAGCTCAAGCTGTTAGAGGAGCTAACCTAGCTGCTACAGGTTTTAGTCGTGCTATATCAGACGACTATACAAGAGCTCGATATGCTCAAGGTCAAGCCTTTAAAGCCTTAGAACAGGGTTATTCACAGTATTTTGGTGACAAAAGCACTGTAAGGGAAGGTAACGAGTCACGAGCAGCCGGAAGAAGAAATCTTGTTAAGCTACTACAAGCTCGAGGTCGACTCGAAGCTGGTATAGAAAACGAGTTTGGTGCTAACATGGCACGTAGATTTACAGCAAGAAGGAGAAAACTCCAAGGTGTACTTGCTCAGAACAGACAGAGACTTGGTATACGACCAGAGTACGGAGCACCTGTATTAATGCCGCCAAGCGATAGACTGAGTGGTGCGTTAAGTATTGCGAGTCAAGTTGCAAGTATAGGAACTGGATTCGGTGGACCTGAGTTCTGGACCAACTTATTTAAGTAAATAACATGACAGATTCAGTATCAAGATATTATGAGTCTATGGGAAGGGGCAAAGGTGCTCCTTACATAGATGAGAAACTCAACTACGCCCAAACCGAACCAGACTTAACAAAAGCTGTAAACGAAAATATAGACAAGCAGATCAAAGATACTCAGCAGTTCTTTGCAGATAACATCAAAATGTTTAACGACTCTATCAAAGTTAGAGATCAAGCTTTTAAAGATGCAGTCAGCCTTACTAAGTCTGGCATGAGACTGGTCAAGAGATATAACGAGTTTAAAGATAATCGAAACTATCTCAAAAATATAGATGACAAAGCCAACGATGGTGAGTTCATGACCAAATGGGAGTCTGCATCTATTGACTTTGAAAAAGAAGAAGCTAAGATAGATAAAGACTTTGAGATAGAAATAGGAACAGCTGAGAAATCTATTAATGAAACTGGTAGCTATACTTTTGACGGACCTAATGGTCCAGTTACAATAGATTCTGAGAACCTTGGATCTTGGAAAGCATCACTACTATTATCTAAAGGGCTTACAGGTTCTAATGCTGCTAGAGAAGCAAATATACTAGCCCCTGCTTTCTGGGAGATTGCAAAAAAAGATCTATTACATTCTGGCACTGGTTTACGCTATGATGAACTGACTAATCCTGAGGATAAAAGAGAGTGGCTAGAAGAAGCTGCTGCTCATTTCCTAGGATTTGTCAGAAACTCTAATGACAGAATTAGTGATGGAGATATCATAAAACATATACTACCCGGTCTAAAGTCAACTATTAGTAAAGAGCTTGGTGTAGAAAGTATTGTACAGAATAGTGCTTCTAATACAGAAGTAAGTAGCTTTGTTCAGCAAGGCAGAGCTTCAACTATTATGGGTACTATTAATAATAGTAAGAGTGGTAACTTAAATTTTAACTCTGTATTTGATTCTGAGAATGGAATGATTCAGAGTATAACCGAAGCTAAAATAGCTCAAGGCTTATCACCAAAAGCAGCTAGAAAAGAAGCATTACTAGAAATGGCAGATGCTGTAGTTTATGCGTATGAAAACTTAGGGATGGAAGATGACGATTACTACCATTTTATGAATGAACTTAAATTTAAACATGCAGATGGACGTATGGTTACATTCTCTGAGATGGGAGGTATCTGGAATGAAACTCAGATAGAGATTGATAGAAGACTCAATGAAGTAAATGATAAACGAGACCTGATTAGAGATAAGGGTGTCTTTACTGAACTCAAAGAACGTTATGAAGAAAACGGTACTTTAATATCTGACCAAGAATTGCAAGAATTTACTGGCTCTCCTATTTTTAATGAGGTAGCACAATTTAAAAATAGCACAGATAAACAACTTATAACAGGTACAGATTCAGATAAATACATCGTAGGAGAAATAAAAGCCGCAGTAACAAACTATGTTACGACTAATCAAATAGGTGGCGACAATGAACTTCAACAAAATAGAAATATATCTTATATGTCTCTTGAAGCTAACCAAGATTATTACCGGATAGTTCAAAAACTTGAGAAAGGTAACATTGATTCAGCACAGGCTCGAGCAGATGCAAAGACAATCGTAGAAACTAATATAAAGGAAGGCAAGTATCTGGATGCTTTACCTAACGAAAATGTAGACTTTGATCCTAAAAAAATCTATAGTAAACATGCTACCACTCTTGATTCAGCTGATAGCAAAACCAAACAAGCATGGATAAATAGTAAATCATATCATGTTGGTGAATTAAAGTATGCTGAAGAAGGCTTTAACCAGTTAAAATTTGGTGGAGATATACCTATATTATATCGAAACTTAGCAAAATATTATAAAGACTTAGATGCTAGAGGTCTTATGGTAGCAAGACTCAAAGCTTTAGGAATTATAAAAAATGAGTATGATGCATTTATGGTTCCATTAGAAGGTAAAATAGATTCCATCTCTGCTAGAAACTTAACACACAATCCATCTGATGCTAAAACATATCAAACAATATTAAACTCATCTAAAAACTTTACAGGTATTACTGAGGCACTTCTTGAAAGAACAATTAGTAAAAATATGCTAGCTAACGGTGGAGAAAATGCAGTATTTACTGCAACTGTACCGGGTGTAGAAGGAGGTTATAAAGACGAAAACCTTTCAACAACAAATGTAGGTGATTTAGTTACAAGTTTTGCCGGTGTAACAGACGACATTTTAGACGATAAAAGATATGGAGTCTATGGTATCAGAGGTGATAATCTAAAGAAATTACTCGGCTACATGCTAAATAATAATATTCCTATTGCTGATAGAGTATTTGATCGTCAGTTCCAAGATGAACTAATGATGCTTAATTTAGCATTAGAATCACAAAATAAGCTTACTCTTAATGGAGACGTTAGTTATCTAGGTATGTTACCTATAGGTGCAGACGAATCTAAAAGCTATGAAACACTATTTAAAGGTGTCAAAGACGTAGATGACGATGACAATATCTGGAATGAAGTACGTTATCTTTTAAAAGGTGCTGCCCAATACAAAATTAATATGGACTTATATGGACCTGACAAAAAGGAGGAAGAATAAATGAGTTCTTCGTATGACTCATCTATTCCTAGTTTAGATGAGGTAAGTAGAGACATTGCCGAAGCTGCTGAAATTGAAACTAAATTAAATGAGTCAGCAGCAGAAGAGCAAAGAGAAGTCGAAAACTATGTAGCTACAAAAGAAGATCCTCGTAATGCAGATCGGTGGGGTATTAAAGGAGTAGCTAAAGAATTACAATCTAGTTTGTCAGGTGGTTTACAGGATACTGCATCATCAGTAACTACATTTGGAGAGCGTACATTTGATGCACTTTCCGGAGCAAGACAACGAGAAATACAAGAAACAGGGTCTTACACACCAGAATGGGACCCTTTTGTAAATAAAGAAGACCCTATTATTACTAAAACATGGTGGGGTCAACTACTTAGAGGTACTGTACATTTTGGTTCGCTAGCTGCTGGTACTGTATTAGCAGCTAAAGGACTAGCAGCTACAGGTATACCTCTACTAGCTGGTGGTGCATCAGCACTATTAGGAGCTGGTAATGTAACTAGAGCTATCGCCATCGGTGGTATGTCTGATTTAATCTCAAAAGAATCAGACGGACACAATGCGTTAGGTGCTATGAGAGATCGTTATGGTTGGATAGATACACCACTAAGTACTAAAGAAACTGACCATCCTATTATGATGAAGATGAAAAACATCGTAGAAGGTATGGGTATAGGATTAGCATTTGATGGTGCTGCTTATCTACTAGGTAAAGGTGGTAAAGCAGTTAAAAGACAGATCATACGACGTAACGGTAGTATAGAAGAACAAACTACTACTGCTGCATTAGCACAGCTCAGACGTAATGAAACACAGTTTAGAGCTGATAAGAATAAACCATTCGCTGACAGACATCAAGGTGCTCACACATCTACTGTTGACCCGGGCGATGCTAGAGATCAATTACAACGTACACGTAAAGACTGGGGATCTGAAGATGGATCTACCGGCGGAGTTACAACTGCTGTTGAAAGAGAACGTATTGCTAGATATGGTGGTACGACTGACGAGATTGTCGAGTCTACATTAAAAGGCTTAATGAGTACAGAAAAGTTTGCAAGAGAGCTAGATGCTGTAAAAGGTAATAGAGCTTTACTAAGTGAACTCTGGAGAGATTCTGTTGAATCATTCCATCAGATAACTAAAGGTAGAGATCCTATGGATATGTCACCTGACGAGTATTTACAAGACTTGTTTGACAGAAAGCCTGCAACTCTTCCTATAGGTGATGAAGTCTATGAGACATGGGCTGGTGAAACAGTTGTTACTGCTGACTTAGTTGTAGGCGATTTAATGAAAAAGTTACGTGATACAGGTATTGCAGGCAGAGAACTAAGAGATATTGTATCACTAGATGATATAGACGGTCCGGCAAAACAGATTGTTGATACTATGTTAACTGCTCTGTTCCAGACTAAGAAATCTAGGTTTGTAGCATCTGACTATTTCAGATCATTTGGTGCGGGTAAAACTAAAGCACAGTTAAATGACGCTGTAAACAATGCTGTAAAATCAGATATGGCAGATGTTAAAGAGTCTATATTATCCATGCTAAAAATAGCTAAGGATGATCCTGATGACAACTTATTAAATGCTTTATTTGAAGCGTTTTCTATGATGAAGAATGTCAACAGTTTAGATGACTTTGACAACTGGGCTAGAAAAATACTTAGAGGTGGTAGATTAGATCCATCACAGCCTGACCGTACTGGAGCTTTGATTAGAAGTCTACAAGAAATGGTTAGTCACAGTGTACTTAGTGGACCTAAAACTCCAATGCGAGCACTTTTAGGTACAGGTACTGCAACTTTCTTAAGACCATTGCAAACTTTTTTAGGTGCTACTCTACGCTATCCATTTACAGGTGACTCAGCTACTGTTAAAAGTAGTTTGTCAGCTATGGCTGGAATGATGGAAGCTGTACCAGAAGCGTTTGATTTATTCTTTACAAAGCTTAACGGTTATTGGAGTGGAGATTTATCTACAGTCAGAACAAGATATACTGAATTTACCAAAGGAGATTATAACTGGGAAGTTGTACGTAAGTGGGCAGAAGAAAGTGGTAGAGCTGATCCAACAGATCGAGCTATATTTGCTGTTACTAACATGATACGTGGTATTAACAATAATAATTTTTTCTCATACTCTACTAAGATAATGGCAGCAACTGACGATGCCTTTACATTCTTATTAGGTAGATCTAAAATGAGAGAAAAAGCTATGCGTCGAGTATTAGACATGCAAGGTAATGGCTATGAAATGCCTAAGATTGACGCCAAGTTAATGCGAGCTTATGAAGATGACTTTTACGAACAGATATTTGATGCAAACGGTAATATAATAGATGAAGCTACAAACTTTGCACGTCAAGAAGTTACACTTACACAACCTTTAACAGGGTTTGCAAAAGGTCTTAACGATGTCTTGACAGCTAATCCATACGTCAGACCATTCTTTCTATTTGCTAGAACTGGTGTAAACGGACTTGCACTAACAGGTAAGCATACACCCGGATTTAACTTCTTAGTAAAAGAATTTAATGACATAGCATTTGCTACTAACAAGAACTTACCAGAGCTTAAAAAGTATGGTATTAATAGTATTGTAGAATTAGAAAACGCTAAAGCCTTACAAACAGGGCGATTAGCAATGGGATCTGCCGTAGTATTTATGGCATCTCAAGCTTGGATGTCTGGTAAATTAACAGGTAACGGACCATCTGATAGACAAAAGCGTCAAGGTTGGATAGATGGTGGTTACTTACCTAGAACTATTGATGTAGGAGGTGTACGTGTTGGTTATGATTCTATAGAACCTTTTAACCTTGTACTATCTACTATCGCTGATGTCGGTGATGCAAGTATGTTGATGGGAGAAGAGTGGACAGAAAGAGAACTACAAAAGATTTCATTAGTTATAGCTCAGGCTGTATCTAGTAAGTCTTACTTAGCTGGTATTCAACAGCTTGTAGATTTAGCAGCTGGACGCCCCGGTCAGGTAGAACGTATTACAGCTAGCTTAATGAATAATACAGTACCGTTAGCGGGTTTACGTAATGAGATAGGTAAACTAATTAACCCTCATATGCGTGAAATTAATTCTGGTATTTTCCAATCACTTCGTAATAGAAACTTATCTTCAGAATTTTTACCCGGTAGAGATTTACCTACTAAGTTTGATATGCTTAATGGTGAACCTCTTAAAGATTATGATTTCATGACTAGAGCATTTAATATGTTTAGTCCTGTGTCATTAAACTTAGAAGAATCAGATGCTAGAAGATTTCTATTTAATAGTGGGTATGACTTAAGAATGTCTATTTACTATGCACCTGATGGTACTAACTTAACTGACGAACCTAATATTAGATCTATGTTCCAAAAAGAAATAGGTAATCAAAACTTAGAATATGAATTAGAAAAACTACGTAAAGATCCTAAAATTATAGCATCTATGCAACTAATGTATAGTGATATAAAAGCGGGTAGACGTGGTGATTTTGATGCTAGAGACTATTATCACAATAGAATTATAGATAGAGTATTTAAGAAAGCTCGTGTACTGGCTTGGAGAAGACTTACAGATCATCCAGAAATTGCTAGCATAATATCAGAGCAAAGAATTAAAAAAGAAGCTCAAGTACAAAAGCAATTTGCTTCTGCCAACATACTTAATATATACAAATAAATGGCAAATCAACAAAACTCGTATACGGGAAGTCAAGGGACAGGTACTAACAGTGCTGATTTTGCCTTTACCTTTCCGTCATTTACAGAAAGCGAGGTAAAAGTAGAGGTTGATAATGTAGTCAAAACTCTGACCACCCACTATACCGTCGTAAATCATAATTCTACATCTGGTGGTACAGTTAGATTTACCACTGGCAATATACCGACAGGCACTACACCTGTTCGTATATTTAGACAAACAGACGTTGACAATCCTAAAGCTACATTTACAGCTGGTTCATCATTAAAAGCCGGTGAACTAAATGATAACTTTAAACAGGTACGTCATGCGTTACAAGAAGCTATCGGTGCAAATGCAACTGATAGAAAAGTACAACCATTTAATATTGAAGATGGTGCTATAACTTCAGCTGCTATAAAAGATCTAACAGTAGCTAGAGGAGATATAGCTAACGATGCTATAGATGGTACTAAGATAGCTGATGATAGTATAGATTCAGAGCATTATGTCGACGGGTCTGTAGACACACAACATATTGCAAATGAAAACGTAACTACAGCTAAACTAGCTCCTGATGCAGTTACTGCGTCTAAATTAGCAGATAATGCTGTAGTCACAGCTAATATTGTAGATGCCAATGTAACACATGTTAAGTTGGCTAACGATGCAGTAGACGGAGACAATATAGCTGATGATTCTATTAACTCAGAACACTATGTGGATGGGTCTATAGATACTGCACATATAGCAGACTTACAAGTTACTACAGCTAAAATTGCTGCTGATGCTGTAACAGGTGCTAAGATTGCAGATGACCAGATAAACTCTGAGCACTATGTAGATGG